TCTCAATAAAAATATGAAGCTTTTCGGCAGTAGTCAAAAGGTAGAAAAAGGCGCGGACAAATTCACTACATATATATTATATCTTCAACCCGCTGATAAGGTGGCGACAAGTACACTTTGTTTATTCGCTGAAGCGGCCGGATGCAAGAAACCATGTCTGATATCATCCGGACAGTTAGGGATGACAACCGGCCAAAATGCGGCAACAAAGCGCACCGTTTTAATGTTATTGCGGCCGGAATGGTTCGAGGCTCAGTTATTGTCAGAGATCGACAAGGCGGAACGTAAAGCCGCCATCGATGGAATCCCTGCGCTATTCCGATTAAATGGAACTAGTGATTTAAACTTTGATTACATCATTAAACAGCGGCCGCACTCTTTGTTTTATGATTATACCAAATTACTTTCCCGCGTTTCAAAGAACACACTAGACAACTACGATCTGACATTCTCAGGGTCTATGTACAGCACACAAAGCCGCGCGGCATTAATTAAGGCCGTACAGCGCAAGCACCGAATCGCGATAGCTTTCAATACTAAAGGAATTAGCCGCGACTCTCTGAGTGTTCCGGTGGGTTTCGCTAACTTTGACAATACAGATTTACGCCATCTAGACGGGCCAGTAATCGGAGCATTGAAGCGCAAGGGATCAAGCATTGCGGAACGTGACGCTGATAATCAAAAGTTTGATTCGTTCTTTGTAACTTCAGCGAATCTAAAAGAGTTTAAAAATATTATCGCCATTAGTTAAGGTTAAAAATAAAGCTTGACAAGTGGGAGGATTTCTGAGACAATAAAAGTAGGACAACAAAAAGGGAATAATTGTGAGTAATAACAACAACTTACCTAGAAAGCTAACAGAAATTTTAGATTTAGTTTATAAGGTCGAGGATGCCGCGGAGTCAATGTGTTGTCATGGTGCGCGGTTACCTTGGCCTATTTTACGGCAGTTAAATGAGCTACGTATGAGCGCGACTGCTTTCATCGATAACATAGAAAAAACTCAGGAGGTTGAAGGATGAGTAGACGTTCAGAATTGTTGAGCGATTTATACACCACGTTGGCTTTACAGCCGCAGATGGTGACCGTTGAAGAGACCGACCCAATGTGGGACCTAAAAGATATGCAAGATTTTGTCGGAGGGTTGATTGAAAGAGTCCCACTCTATAATGGGGATGATCTCATAATAAATGAGGAGGGTCTATATTTAGATTTACCGATGAATCTAAAAGCTACGCAGTTATTTTATGCGAGCATAGGTGAAGGTGATAAAAACGCGGGCCTAGATTTTGCCCGTAAAAACAAAATACCCCCGATATTGGGGGACGTATTACTAATTAAAGGAGGTTTGAGAGATGCCTAGGGAACTGTCTGATATTTGGGGTGATCAATATGAAGCAATGATTGACCCATTCTGGGACGTTGCGGGCAAGTCTGAAGAGCTTGCGGAAACTTACGAGTCACGCCATGAGTACGAGGAGGACATGGAACTCAAAAGAGCTGAGATGATGGAGGAAGTTTATTTGAATAGTAAGTAACTGAGAAGCCCATTCTTACGAGTGGGTTTTCAATTATTTACTTTAAGAAAAGGATATAACTATATGTTTACAAAGAGATTTGGGAAGAAGCATTTGACATTTGAGTTCAGAAATGGTACAGGATTCGACATTGAATTTGCTGATTCTCGACCTGTGTGGATTGTAGACACGCAGACAGGGGAGCTAAGTGCTATGGCTTTTAGAGGAGTGATTTTACTTTTGCCTCTAATTGTGATAACATTTGGTGAAGTTCATCAAGAAATGGAGGTAATATTTAGTGGGGAAGATTAAACAACTCTTAATCGATAACGAAGAGTTTAACAACGGAATCGAAGAGTTACGCCTTGAACCAGAGCAACGAGATACAATGGTTGATGAAATGGTTGAGCACGATTTACAATATTTAACAATCGATGCCGCTAGACAACTAGCAAAGGACGCACTCAGAGATTCATACAACGCATACAGCGATTCACAAATAAGATTCACGTACAATCGTGGCATAGGGCAATATGAGCAGATGTAAAGCTTGTAATGTTATTTTGAATAATTTTGAAATGACACGAAGAGATCAGATATCAGGAGATTACTCTGAGCTGTGCTCTTTGTGTCTTTCAATTTCAAACGATGCAGTTCTCGATGGTGATAATCAAATTGAGTATCATTTCGATATTCTTAGTCTATTATATGACCAAGAATTTCTTTCTGGTCACGAATAGTTTACACAACAGTTAAAAAATTTGTTATAATATACTTAAGTACTTTAGTTTTTTATTTAATTAATATATTAAAGTATTCCTATAAACTAACAAGAGGTATAAACATGGCAGTATTGGAAGGTTTGGTTGCATTTGAAAACTTAGAAGAACATGAAGTTTACCAAGGTCAATCTACGGGTAAATATTCAATAGTTTTGTCTTTAGATGAAAACTCCGCTAGTAAATTAGCAGACGAAGGCGTAAAAATGAGAGAGTATGAAGGTGTTAAACAAAGAAAGTTCAGCACTAAGTATACTGTTCCTGTCTTTGATAATGAAGGGAATCCTTTTCAGGGTAGAATAGGAAGAGGCTCGAAAGTTCGAGTTCTTTACCAAGCGGGGAATGAACATCCAGTTCATGGGACTTCAACTTACTTAAATAAAGTAAAAGTAATTGAATTAGCTGAAGACACTGGCGGTGACTTTTGAAGTCTAAGGATGATTCAAAGTTTATCCAACACGAGCCATGCCCTAAGTGTGGCTCTAAGGATAACTTAGCTAGGTATTCAGACGGACACGCTCATTGTTTCACAGCCGAATGTGGCTACTATGAAAAAGGTAATGGTAACGTGGTCAGTCTGGAAAGGTTTAAACAAACGAGGTCTTTAGATATGACAGGAGTGGTTGCCGCGATTCCCGACAGACGCATCAGTCAAAACATAGCTAGTAAGTATGGGGTGACTGTAGAGTTTGGTACAGAAGGACAAATCGTTAAACATCATTATCCTTACTATGATAAGGATTCAAAAAACATGATCGCATCTAAAGTAAGAGTATGCGAAAATAAAAACTTTTATTCTACAGGAGATTTTCATAATGTTGGGTTGTTCGGTCAACAGGCGTTCCAAGGTGGCGGTCAATACATTACGGTTACAGAGGGCGAGGTCTGTGCAATGGCTGTCAGCGAAATGTTCGATGGAAAGTACCCCGTTGTATCCATTAGAAGCGGAGCCGCGGGAGCAGTCAAAGACATCAAAGAAAATCTTGAGTGGTTAGAGACATTTAAAAATGTAATAATTTGTTTTGATAGTGACAAAGCGGGACAGGATGCCGCGAAGCGTGTGCTTGATCTGTTCAGCCCTAACAAAGCAAAGAATGTAGTGCTCCCTATCAAAGATGCGGGTGCTATGTTGGAACAAAACAAGGTTCAAGCGTTTGTTCGTGAGTGGTGGAACGCAAAGACCTATCAGCCTGATGGTATAGTGGCCGGTAAAGACACGTGGGACATGATTTTAGAGCGTTCCGATAGGGAGTCTATACCCTACCCTTGGGCTTGCTTAAATGAGCTTACATACGGTTTTAGGCCCCAAGAATTGGTAACGATAACGTCCGGTTCCGGCATGGGTAAATCACAAATTGTAAGGGAGCTTGAATATTACTTGTTGAATCAAACCGAAGACAACATAGGCATACTCGCACTCGAAGAAGATATTACCAAGACTGCCCTTGGTATTATGTCCATTGAAGCTAATCGTTTACTTCATTTGGATAAAGAAATAAGTGAGGCAGACAAAAGAAAGTATTGGGAAAATACTTTAGGTAAGAATCGGGTGTATCTGTTTGACCATTGGGGTTCCACAAATGAGGATAACCTATTGGGTAGAATAAGATACATGGCAAAAGGTCTGGATTGTAAATGGATTATTCTTGACCACCTAAGTATTGTTGTGAGCGATCAAGATACTGGTGATGAAAGAAAAGCTATCGATAGTATTATGACTAACTTGAGAAAGCTTGTTCAGGAGACTGGCATTGGTTTGTTTCTTGTTTCTCACTTGAGAAGACCTAGCGGTTCAAAAGCTCACGAGGATGGCGGCAAGATAAGCTTGGGTGAACTCAGAGGTTCAGCGGCTATCGCTCAGTTGTCAGATATCGTGATTGGTTTGGAACGTGATCAACAACACAATGATCCCAAGGTAAGAAACACGACTACGGTGAGGGTATTGAAGAATCGTTTTGTTGGACTTACGGGACCGGCTTGTTACTTATATTATGATAAGGACACCGGACGTATGCACGAAACGAGCTGTCCGGTTGAAGACGAGAGCTTTTAATGAAGAAGTATGTCATCGACATAGAGGCAAATGGTCTCAATCCTGATACTGTGTGGTGTATTTGTATCCATGATTTGGAGACAGATGAAGGAACATCTTGGGTAGATACAGCACTCAATGATTTTCCAAAGTGGGTTGAAGATAATAAACCTATAGAACTCATCGGTCATAATATTATTGGATATGACATACCAGTTTTAGAGAAACTATTAAAGGTTGATTTCTCTGACTGTAAAATAACGGACACCCTAGTAATGTCCAGACTTGAATCACCCTCAAGGGAAGGTGGACATTCGTTAGATAATTGGGGTGCATTATTAAACTATCCAAAGGGAGAGCATGATGATTGGACAGTTTTTTCTTATGATATGCTATCGTATTGCATACGTGATACTAAACTTAATGTACAAGTGTACAAGGTGTTACTACACAAACTTAGAGGTTTTAGCTCTGAAAGCGTTGATCTTGAGCATCAGGTACAAAGCATTATTACAAAGCAAATTGATCGAGGGTGGCTACTTGATCAGGGGAAAGCTTTAGAATTATTAGCCAAACTTAAGGAGAGAAAGAATGAACTTGAAGAAATGGTTCAAAAAGTATTTAAACCGTTACCGGTATTTATTAAAACTGTCGTACCGAAAATTAAAAAGGACGGCACGACATCGGTTGTTGGTTTAAAATTCTTAGGTGAGCAATGGGAAACAGTCGGTGGTTCTTTTAGTAGGCTTGACTATCCGTTGTTCAATCTAGGTTCTCGTCAACAGATTGGTAAGTACTTACAGTATTTCGGATGGAAGCCTGATAAGTTTACTGAAACTGGTCATGCTGTGGTTGACGAAGAGGTATTGAGTAAAGTCGAGGGAATACCCCAAGCTACATTAATTGGTGAGTACTTGATGATACAAAAAAGAGTCGCACAGATACAGAGTTGGTTAGACGCTTTATGGGACGATGGTAGAGTACATGGTTACGTAAATACAAACGGTGCTGTAACTGGACGTATGACTCATTCAGGACCGAACATGGGGCAAATCCCCGCTGTTTACTCTCCGTATGGGAAAGAGTGCAGACAGCTATGGATAGCCCCTGACGGTTATAAAATAGTAGGTATGGATGCAAGTGGACTTGAAGCACGTATGCTTGCACACTATATGAACGACAAGGAATACACTAATGAAATTTTGCATGGAGACATTCATTCGGCAAACCAGTTGGCTACGGGCGTTAAAACTAGAGATCAAGCAAAGACTTTCTACTACGCTTTTCTTTACGGAGCCGGAGATGCTAAAATCGGAGCTATCATCGGAGGAACTGCAAAAGATGGTAAAGAACTTAAGGAAAAGTTCCTCAGAAATACGCCATCTCTTAGAAGACTACGAGAGAGAGTTAGCATGGCGAGCGGAAGAGGTTACGTTCTTGGATTGGATAGGCGAAGGGTCTATGTACGATCAGAACACTCAGCGTTAAATACTTTACTACAATCTGCCGGAGCTATTGTTATGAAGAAAGCTCTAGCGTTGTTAGACGAGTACGCTACTAAATGGAAACTAAACTATCACTTTGTGGGGAACATTCACGATGAAATCCAGACAGAGGTCGAACAAGAGAAGACTGAGGTTTTTGGGAGGCTCGCCTGTAGCTGTATCGAAGCGGCCGGCTTGCACTTTAATCTCAACTGTCCACTCGAAGGCGAATACAAGGTTGGAAACTCGTGGGCCGAAACCCACTAAAGGGGAGAACCAAAGTGGAAAGGACAACTGAAACTCTAGTTAGAGACATCTACGATTTGATGATAAACAGAAAACCACCTGAAGATGTAGATGTGGATGAAGAGATAGAACGATTCGGAGAAGCAGTAAAAGCTTTGATGAAAAAAGAGTTTTCTGATGACAGGATAAAAGATAATAAAAGAAAACTTAGGCTATCTAGTATAGGTAGAACAGATAGGTATTTATGGAACGCATTTCATAGTACTAAAGCTGAAAAAATATTACCACACACTTATGTTAAGTTTATGTATGGACATTTAATTGAAGAGTTACTTTTGTTTCTCACTAGATTATCCGGACATAAAGTTACTGACGAACAAAAGGTTTGTGAGGTAGAAGGGGTAATAGGACATATGGATTGTAAGATAGACGGTATTGTTACAGACGTTAAATCTGCAAGTCCATATGGGTTTAAGAAGTTTAAAGAAGGAACCCTAGCATTTGATGATCCCTTTGGATACATCGATCAAATCAAAGCATACGCACATTCAGAAGGTGAGCGAGTGTTTGGTTGGCTTGCTATGGATAAAACAAACGGACACTTAACTTTTTTAAAGTATGATCTTGACGATGATAAGGCATCTGTATACTCTGTATTGAATGAAGAAGATATAGTTGACAGGGTGAAGCATGTAAAAAAGCTAGTAGAGCAACCGGAGCCGGAGTCTCTTTGTTACGAGCCTATTCCAGATGGCAAGTCAGGAAACTTAAAACTATCCGTTGGTTGCTCATATTGTCAATTCAAACGACATTGTTACCCAGACTTAAGAATATTCAATTATTCCTACGGTCCAAGGTTTTTAGCAAAAGTCGTAAATGAGCCTAAAGTACAGGAAATAATTGTCAATGAATAAATTATTTAGATCAGGACTTGAAGAGGCTATTAACTTAAAGTTAAGTAAACAGTTTAAGTATGAGCCTTACAAGATACCTTACATAATATCAAAAAATTATTTACCTGATTTTGTACATGAAAAGAAAAAGATATTAATAGAAGCTAAAGGTTTTTTTAGAGTAGGCGATACTAAAAAATACACATCAATACGGGACTCTGTTCCTGATTGGGAGCTTATTTTTATCTTGTCTAATCCAAACAAAAAAGTACGTAAAGGCAGTAAAATATGTATGGGTAAATGGTGTACAAAAGAAAAGTTTAAATATTATACAATAGATAATATTGAATTACTCTTAAAATATGTTAAGGAAAAAAATGTCAAAAGAAGATGAAGAAATATATAGACCTAAGCACTATAATTGTGGTACAATAGAGTGCATAGAGGCTATCGAGGAATCCATGTCATCACACGCATTTAAAGGTTATCTCAAAGGTAACTGTATGAAATACTTGTGGCGGTATGATTACAAAGGCAAGCCAGTACAAGACTTAGGTAAATGTAAGTGGTACTTAAATAAATTAATCAGTATAGTAGAGGAGGAGAATAAATAGATGGACCAGTACCAACAGTTTATACATAAATCTCGATACGCCCGTTGGCTATCAGATGAAAACAGAAGAGAAACTTGGGAAGAAACGGTACAAAGATACGTAGACTTTTGGGTTAATCGTGGACAGATAGACGATAAGACAGCTAAGAAAATATACAATGCGATTTATAACTTAGAAGTCATGCCATCTATGAGATGTCTAATGACTGCCGGTGAAGCTTTAGACAAAGACAATGTAGCGGGATTTAACTGTAGTTATCTACACATAGATTCCCCTAGGTCTTTTGATGAGCTTATGTATGTTCTTATGTGCGGAACTGGAGTTGGTTTTAGCGTTGAAAGAAACTTCATTAATAAAATGCCAGTTATCGCTGAGAGCTTCCATGAGTCCGATAGCGTGATTGTAGTAGCGGATAGTAAGATAGGGTGGGCCTCATCCTTTAGAGAGCTTATAGCTATGTTATATGCCGGTAAAATACCA